AATAAGGTCAGCCAATGACCACAGACCGTCAACCCTACGAACTTTCATAAGGTCAATGAATCCTTTTGCCGAGTTCTTATTACGTAAGATTTCCAAGCGATCCCAGGAATAGTTAGTTCCAACCTGGCACCACGGTACTTTAATGGTGTGCATTACGTCACCAACGGCTGGTGTGTCAGTATCAAACAGCCTACGATACCGAGCATTGCCAGTATTGTTGAGCATGACCTTACGCTCAATTTCTGGACCACCATCTATCACCATACGCTCGTTCTGATAAATTCTACAGAACTCATAGTCCTGATTATCCCACGCAACTTCAAATTCCTGACTTGGTAAGTCGTTCAAAGTTATCGCAATCATGTCAGCTAAATCTTTATTCTTTACACTCATAATTTAGTTTCCTTTACTATCAATGCTTAGGAACTACGGATACTTTTCAGCCTCTCCTCCGTAACGGCTAGTAACTCATCTTGCGTCTGCGGAGCAGTGGATGCAGGTTTAGCAGTGCTGGATGGTTTAAGTGTTATCCCGCTACTGCGTTTTTCTACCTTGCCCATAATACCTTCGCGGATTACTTTTTCTCTTAGAGGTTCGGACACGCTGAGATGTGCACAACGCATCGCCTCATCTATTTCTATTATCTTTCCAAAACTTGCAGCACCGGCAATCATATGGTCCATCATGTCAATGACAGCCCACCTATTAGCACCTTGACCTGGTGTAAGAACGGTTCTCCAATCAGCGGTACCTTTAGGCACTACACCGTAAAAGTCACTGTATGGTTTAGCTTCCTCACCGTCAAAGAACGTTTCAATCTGCTGGCGGTACAACGCAGCTTCCTGATTGGTAGCACGTTGCTCTGCTGCTGTAAGAGTACCAGGTCGCGTATCTGTGCTTGCTGGTTCAGCAGTTTCCATAGCGTTGATTTTATCGAACATCAACTTAGTCTGAGCGTCTTGTGCTTCAATCATATCTACCAATGGGTCTCCCGGATTATCCTTGCGAAGTTGCTCAATGTCTACAGCACTCTTATATTCACTAGTTTCTTGCTTGCCAGGTTCATCCGGCTTCTCAACAAGTTTGGTGGCTGCTTCTTTGGCCGCCTGTCCAAGCCTTGCAAATTCTTGAGAAGACCTATTAACTTCTTCATAGATTTTGCCAAAAGTTGTGATTGCCAATTTGGGGTTAGCCCTGCAGAACTCTTTAATTTCTTCAGGCGTAAAACCCCTATGGATAGCCGCACGGTAATAGCCTTCAGAAAGTTGCGGAACTTCTTCCTCACCTTTAGCCTTACCTGCTTCCTCATCCGTGGCTTTACCTTCTTCGTCCGTGGCCGCAGCTTCTTCCTCACTTTTCTTCTGGGCTGCTTGTTCAGCCTCTATCTTCTTTTCCTCCGCTTTTTCTGCCGGGGTAGGACCTTCATCAGTTTCATCAGACTCTGCCGAAGCTTCTTCTTCTTCCTTCGGGGTAGGTTCTTCTGAACCTGAATCTAGCTCTGCCGACTTTTCAAGTGGCTGATTCGTAGTCATCTGTTCTAATCTTTTTTCAGTAATTTCTTCTAGTTTTGTTTCCTGTGCCACTGCTTCAGTAGCCGCATCATCCGCTGCTTTGCTCTCAGCAGCAATTTCTGTTTCTGTTTTTTCTAGTTCTGCCATTTTAGATATCCCCTTTAAATTTCAACTATTTTCCCACGTGGATTTTTGCGTGGCGTACACGTCCATCTGCCAAAGATTCTGACAGCACGGTACACGTACCACGCACGAAACTTATTCATCCCGTCTTCTAAGCATATTCTCCTTAGTAACTCATCAGCGTATTTCCTGTGCTTCCTATCTATTTCACCTTCACGCATCAGTTGATATAACGCGTCATGCACGAGTGAGCCACGCATGAATGATGGCGTGTCAATCGTAGGCCCAGAAGGACCATCCCAGGCATAGCCAAGATCCATAATCAGACTGCCGTTGACAATCCTAAGATAGTGATTCCAATTAGTTGCGTGATCTGAATTACGAGTTGGCACACAAACTGGATAATACACGGTGTCCAGCAACTCATATTTATAACCTTCTAGTTTCCGGTATCTCATAGCTTCCTCCCCTTTTTACGTGTTTTCTGTCTATGCTTAACAAAACCTGTCTTCTTCAGATAGCCATCGTGCTGCTTGTAGTTCTCAAAAACAGGGCGACATTCTAAATCTATTTTAACATCAGGAAACAATCTCTGGTGCTCCTTAACTTGGTCTGGACTAATCGCAAGTGAGTCAGAATGCAATGGTGCAGCGTAATCTTTGTTGCCAGGTGCGAACAAGTCTGCCTGATAATCACGGTTCATGGCAAACCCACAAAGTTTGCACGTCTGGTGATCATCAGTTTCGACCATGTGTAAAAGCAATTCTTCTACGCAGTCACACTTACTACATATAAAAGTGTACGTTGGCATATTATTTCTTCTCCCCATACCCAAGTTTTTTTATGTCTTCCTCAGACAAGCCACCCTTCCTCAGACCCTCTGCGACAGAACGGTCCCTTAGATTCTGGTTCTTCCGACGTTCCAGGGCAAAGTATTCTTTTACTTTTTTCTTCAGCTTACCAACCCAACTTAGTTTCTTTTTCTTTGCCATTATTAGTATACCCCTTGATTAGCTGACTGACTTTCAGCGGCACCCGCCTGTGAAGTCTGATTGAACTCCTGTTGCGGCGATGCAATTGGTCGTGCTAATGGATTTGCTTGATCCGGTTTTCCAGAACTTGGTCCCTGTGCTTTCCCAGCATTCTGTGGACCCATTGATTCCATTATTTTCAACTTCTGTTCAAACTCAGGATCTTCAAACCAATCTGCCACGTCATCTGCGATGCCTAGTTCAGTAGCCATGTCAGTAAGCATTCTTGTGACGTTGACACGCTGGCCCATATGCATCCCTACCATAGCTGCGTTCATAACTCCAGGTAAAATGTTCGTGCCAAATTCCATCATACGCTTCGACCTAACAATTGGGTCCATTTTTGACATAGACCTCTGCACGATTTTGAAAACAAACTTTAGAAAATCACCACATCTTTGCTCAGGAGTAAGGAACAGTTGTTTCTGCTCGCCACCTGACTGACGCTTGGTTAGTGGTATGTTAATCAACGGGTCAGTGTGCAAGTACCACGCTAGACGCCTGTTTACCCCCGCTGTAGCATCATAAAGAATGTCACGTGCGTCCTCGATAGATACATTGGCGTTTGCTTGCATAATAGATGAGCGTGTTGCAGTCTCTTTTGTACCCTTGGTACCTGATGTCATGTTGCCAGCCATCTGATCAGGATTACCAGCCATGTAATTATACCACACCTGAAGTGAATTCAACATCGCTTCATTATCTCGGTTCTGCCCACCATAAGAAACAACCTTCGCCGATGCTGGATCAGACGAAGCAAGTGCGTCCCCATCCCTTGCTTCTATTATGTCCTCAGCCCCATCTGAGTTTGCTGGGTTGTAAAGGAGCAGATCTTTCTGTCTGTCAGACTGATTCATTGTTTTCTGGAACACCCTGTTTGCCATCTTATGTAGGTCGTACCATATACTTACGGGTGCCACTGGCAATGGGTTATTTGGCACTGGCGGTGTGAATGACAGGAATTCATATGGTCCCTCTTTCGGACCATTGTAACCAGTAAGACGCAGATAATTCGGTAGTATAATCTGGTCTGGATCAGAAATAGTAACTAGTGCGTTCGCATCTGGAACGTGAAGCTCCACCACGTCAACAAAGTCTTGGAGTGTGTACATTTCCATAACTGCTATGTTCTTCTTGGTCATGTTTTCAACATTGGAACTGGTACCCATCCTGGACCTCGGAAGTTTCAAAATCAGATCGTGGTCATAACCATCGGTGTCTAACAGTAATTGTCTGGGAGTGCGAATCCTACTTCCAAGAAACGAAGACTTGTCAAGTGCTGTACACACTGGGTCAAATACAAAATCATCGAGGTCTACCAACTCTGCATATAGTTGACCTGGGTCAATCTTCTTGTCACCAAATTGTATCATCTCACCACTTGCAGCAAGTCCGACTTTAATTATGCCGAGACCAAACAGTGCTCCCACTACCCAACCACGCAAAACTTGTTTCAACTTTATATCCTGATCCACCTGATTCAATGCAAGGCTCAGTAACTCTGCATAGAATCTCTGCGAGGTGAATCTTGTGACTATCCTGTTAATTGGGTTCTGCATAACAAGATTCGGAACCCAACTTCTTATAGTCTGAAATATAAGATTGATAGGTTCGTCACCAGTAAGCCCTTTTGTGGTTTTGTAATACTGGCCAACATATTGTTTCAAGAACATGGCACGTGCTTTACGATAACGGTTGACACGCTCGAACCCACGTTTTACTGTCATCTGAATTTTAGCTGGTGTTACATTTTCTGGCACTTTTATCTCCCATTATCAAACTTATGTCGCCAACTTTTATCTGCCTTAGCTGCTTTCTTCGCTTTCAAAACTTTGTCCCTGCGATAACCGCAGGAACCAGGTGGAGCTTTTGGCCCTTCATGTTTAACTCTACCAGTTTCTTTATCATCAATGGTGAGTGCGTCTGCGATAACTATATCACCATGTGTTTTCTTTGCTGAAGCATTTTCTTCTATCAGGTACGCTGGACCAATACCACCATCAGCGTAGTGAACATACATTTTCATTTCTTCAAGCCCAAACTCAGAATGGTTTATAAAACCACCGTGAGCCAACGCTCTATCAT